GTAGTAACATTTGCAGAGATGCCGGATACAGTAGCTATATTCGCCACAGCAACAGTCGTGCCTAGAATAGCCAAATGACCAGTAGATGCAGTAGCCATTGCGCTTGTTCCAAGTCTGCCTATTTCAGTAGCTTTCCCTCCTGCTGCAGCTACTTCTGTATTAATTCCAGCTACTGTAGTTACATGTGAATCTATATCAGCAACCTTTGTTACATTCGCAGAAATTCCTGCAACTGTATCTATATCGGAAACAACCGCACTTGTTCCGAGAATATTCATATCATTTACTACATCAGTTGTAGCTAATATAGCCAGGTCAGCTACCACAGCAGTTGTACCTAATATAGCCATATCCGCAACAGTATCTGCTGTACCTAATAAAGCCATATCTGCTACACAATCCGTAGTACCAAGCAAGACCATATCTGCTACAGCATCAGCCGTACCTAAACGCCCTATCTCAGTTGCCTTACCTGCAACAGTATTTATATTTGTACTGTTCGCATTAACAGCATTAATATTGGACGAGTTCCCATCAACTGAAACTATATTTGCAGAAATTGCAGCAAGAGCATTAATTTCAGCACTGTCAGCATAAACAATTGCCAACTCAGTGGGAGTAAGCCTCTCTATAAACTGTCCACGACTTCCTATAAATCTAGGCATCAGTTCAATCCTTCAACTGTTGAGATAAGAACATCGGCATACGCACCTTCATTACACAAAACTTTAATCACATCCGCATTTGTCCCATCATGTTTAAGAAACAATCTTGATTGAATTGCCTCTATTGAATTCTTTGCAGGAATTTGTACATCATTACATATGTTAATAGTAGTGGATGTCCCAGCAGGAGTCAGAGTTACATCAACTGTAATTTCGGCAGAATGTGTATTACATACAATAACACTACATACTACTGACATATTCACAGTGGCTGGAGTGGTATGAGCAGGAGCAGTAAATACTGTAGTCGCACTATCCCCTACTCCATCTGAATAATGTCTATTTAGTGTTTCTGCCATATTATCCTTATTATTTAGAAATCACCGCCGCCTATAGCAATAGCCATCTTTAAGGATCTTCTCCTTAATTCTTCATACATATTGACAGTAGTGTTATTAACATCAGTTACATTAACAGTAGGTATGGTTATACTCCCATTACCTGGCAAAGTAGCTACGGTATTACTATTAGTATCAGTGAAACTTCCTACAAGTACCCCGCTAGAATAGGTTTTATTTGTAAATGTATCAGTCCCATCCCTTGTTGCTATTATATGCCCACCAGCAACACTTCCATCATGTACCCTTAACCTCCAAGGATAAGTAGTAGTATTGCCAACTTCAGCATCTCCATTACCATCCACCGGATGTTCAACAGTAACTTCACCCTGATCTCCGGTATAGGTAGTATGCTCAGCAGTACTGCCTTTCCTGAGTGTTAATTTAATAGCCATTACCAGTGCCTCACTACGAAACGGTTCCAGTTAACACCACCCGTCTTAGACGCTGCATGGATGGGCTCTGTATTATACGCTTCATTTACAAGCGTAAGTTTCTTATTCCTGAAATACTCACTCTTCTCTACATTCCTTAAATCATGTTCCTTTAAGTAAGATCGCTCTAAAGCACCATATACAACTGCTTCCTCCCATATCTTAGGCAGGTCAACAGTTGTCGTAAAATCAGTTTCAGTAACATCAAAGTTAGTAGTTGTGGTTGCATTCACTTTTGTGACAGTAACTACATTTGATCCTGAATTAATCTTACCTGATTGCCCTACGTCATCCACCCAAGGAGTTGAAAAAGAACCACCCCAGGCAAGTGGAGTTGTCTTTATAGTTCTTGTTACAATATTATTCTGGTCAGTATTATCGTTGTAGAAAGTAGGAAGGAGATCACTCATAGGGGTAGGTTCTAAAGTCCCAGTCAGTGTCAAAGTACCAGCAGCAGTAGGGATAGGATAAACGGTCAGAGAAGTAGTTGATCTCTGGTCTATTACAATAAAGATAGGTTTATTCCCAGTAACTTTCTTCCAATCCACATTTGCAGACGTATAATTAGATCCATATAATCTAACCATTGAAGGTTCAAATGTTTCTACAGAGATAGGAAGCCGCCCTTCCGAAGACAATCGCTTCATCTCACTCGTGGTTGCTATGGCAACACCTGAGAGAGAAGTATCTGCAGATGAACCATCATCCCATTCTGCTCCTTCTATATCCATTAGACCCTCTGGAACTGAATAAGTAGATGTATTTGCAGTAACAGCTAAAGTCTTACTGACTTGAGGTATCTTGATCTGTCGTATGATCTCGCTAGCAGTATCATTAATATAATTATTCAATTCATGCTGAGTCCAACGCACATACCCAATATCCTGGAGAGTTGTCCTTACACGTTCTCTAGTATCAGTAAGACTAACTACGCTCATTTCACTTCAAGCTCTGCCAAATCAGCTAAATCCTGATCCTTAATTTTCTCCATTCTTTCCGGGTACTTCAATACCTGAAACGTATACCTGGAAGATTTATAAGCAACCATTGGAGATCCATCATGAGCCTGCATATATTTTGTTTCGACAGTATTGAAAAGATTATGAAGATGACTTTCAGGTATAGCGCATCTCTTATTCCTAGGGAATCTCAACTGCCAATCGCCAACAGCAACAGGGACAGGCCCTCGTTCACTCATATCATCACCAAATCCTATCACCACAACACCCCACCCAGGAGGAGTCTCAAGATCTTTCCCAACCTGAGGAGCCATATCATTAAGGAATGATTGAGGATAAGACCTAATCTTCCCTGTACCATCAGAAATCGGAGAATTTACTTGATCGCCATATTCTCCTGCTCCTATCAAACCACCAGCTATTCTGTTCATTAGATAACCCTGTATTTAATAAAATAAAGAAGCCTTCCACTTTCTGGCGGTTTAGCCCCATTCAACCGCAGATTCAATCGAATGATATTATTCGATGCGTCCGGCGTTATGAAAGTTGACTCAGGTAACTGAGTTAATAACGTGGGTTCATCCGGCAACTCAGTCCAAGGCAGATAAACAAACTCGTTCTTGGACTGAGTAACCTTGTCTAAACTAACCTCAACCTTTACACCTAAGAAAGGTTCCACCAGAATTATGGATATCCTCTCAGGTAATCCACCAGGATTTACGTAATGATCAAAGTTAGCTCTCGTAACCAGGACATCCTCGTTCCCTAAATCACTGTATGTAATCTCAGTAACAGGAGTCTCAAGAATTTGTTGAGGCAAGGGAGGGTTTGGCTCCCATGCCCCTTCATCAATTTTACGAGAGCGATGACGCACCGCATTCAATCCTGTAAACCCATTCCTCATTGAGAATCCGGCAGGCATACCACGTTTTCCAGCCAACACTTCCGGATTGTCCCAACGGATCGGTGACAGCAGGTTGTGGCATAACAACCTTAGGAATAACAGAATCAAATCCACTTAAACTTACACATCCAATACCATCTTCAGCAAAGATCATAACAGGATAAACCTTGACCCTAACTGCACCAGTACTATCTGTGATTGTATTAAGTTTAATGTCATCACTTGTAGCAGCATCAAGAATATGTCCCGAATTAGCTAAAGCTACTGTACCATCTGCATCAAACCCGCAATCAGATGCTTGAGCTGCACCTGGGCGACCAAAAGTCGCATTGGTAGCTGCTGAAGACTGAGTAACAGTTTGACCAAACACCGCTGTAGTCCAACCAGGACTGTATGTCCCTTGAGTTGCAGAAATATCTGTATCAAAACGGGCAGTTCCATCCGGGTCTTCCCCAAAAGCCGAAGCTTGAGTGGTCAGAATAAAACGAATAGAACCAACAGCACCAACTTCACCAGGAAGCATCTGCATTCCGTTATTGGCATACTTCTGATAAGGAATAAATCCAGGCATCAGCTCAATGTCCTTACGCAGATCAGTATGACAGACAGCGACATAAGCTTCAGGGACAGGAACTGTTCCATAATCAGCTGATGGAGTCATCTGTTTAACAATCTTGCGAGCTTCGTTCCCTTCAAGAGTACGAATAGCCTGATCAAGCAAATCAGTCTTATAGATCTTATTGCCATCAGCAGCCGCTTGAGCACCAATATTCATTCCGATATTAAAAGATACCTCATTACGAGCTAAAGTACTTTGACCTGTTGCATAAGTAGCCAGAGTCCCAGTTCGCATATGGAGATAGGTAACATAATCCATGAGTTCCGCAGCCTGAATTGACTGACGCTCAACAATTTGCTGAATGATGGGATCTTCAGCAGCAGCAACCAGAACATCAGTTGTCGCTACATAGGAACCAAACTGGTTCAGTTTAACTTTGATGAGAGTCTGGGTCAGCGTGTCTGCAGGTGGCTTGATTCCCTCGGCCAACGGGACGAGAGGCAGAGCCATCTTTTCAAAACGCTTCCAGCGAACTTCAAGGCCCGCGTTACGCTCTTTAGTTTCTTTTTGAGCGAAACGGGCAAATACTAAATTTCTTTTGGCAATCGCGAGAAATTTTCTCTGAATCTTTACTGATTCAGTTTCATCGAGACTACCATACTTCATAGTCCCGGCAACGGAGACTTGACCAGTCGCCCCCCGGTTATGAGCAGTCGTTGTAGAAGACCAAGTAGTAGCCATAATAAACCTCTTTTAAACTATATTAAAAACTTTGTAACTGTTGTTTTGGATTGGAACTCTCTTCTTGAGCCATTTGATCCCACAGTTGTTGAC